GGTTGCGGTATCTCATGCTAAACCACGGGGTGGATGGTGACGTGAGCATACCATGCAATGAGGACGCCAGCAGTTCTACAGCGTGGATCGCGGTGCCGTCAAAGATCCGCTCTGTGCGCTTATCGCCCTGAGTGCGCTTCCTCGTTATCTCGGCTTTGCGGGGCAGCATGTAGTCTGCCAGTTCCTGCCAGTGGCTTTCCCAATTGCTGCGCTGAGACTGCAACTGCTTAAAGCGCCGATCAAGATTGGCAATCATGGGGGATACTTGCATTAGGCCAGCCCGTAGCTTGACATCATTGACTTGCGCTTGGCCTTCTTGGGATCACCGCCCTTCATGCGCCCTTCCATCTTCTGGCTTGCGCGCTCCAATGGATCAACAGTCTGGCGGCGCTTGGCAGGCTGGGATGCCTTGGCACCCATTTCGCCAGCGATGTTTTTCTTGTTCATCATCATCATGATATTAATCCACCCATGAGTGAGCGCTTTTTGCGGGTGGCATCCGCGCCAGACAGCAAACCTTTGGCGCTGGTGGCGATCGTGGATGAGCGGCCCTTTTTCTGCTGGTCAAGCAGGGCTTGCTCAGTTTCGCCAATCTCGTCAGGATCTGGCACTGTGGGGGCTACCGGAGCCACCGAGGCTACCGGGGCTGCGCTGTAGTTGGGCGCAGGGGCTGCACGGGCTGGTGCGGGTTGTGCTGGTGATGCGCTCTCGCCAGATGCAGCGTTGCGGGCTTCTTCACGGGCCATCGTTGCCCTAGTTTTAGCGAGGTGCCTTGCTGCTGCTTTTGTATTCAGACTTTTATAATTAAAAGCATTGCTTACATCGTTAGCCGCTGATGATGCCGTTCCACCCATATCTATCTCTCCTTATGCCGCAAACGGGTTGTATTCCATCACAGCCTGACGCTGCGGTACTCTCTGGTGATCGCGGGGTTGCCGCATTCCTACGGCTAAATAACGAAAACTATCGCTGGCATGTGATGACCAGTCATGCACAGGGGATGCTCTGAACGACCGGGTTTTCTCTGAATAAGCTCGGTGATATTGTCGTAACGCCTCAAGGCCGTCTTTGGTTTTCTCGCGATCAAAGTAACAACGGGGTATCAGCATCTGTGCAGCGTGAATGCCGTCCTCAATGGGTAGCTTAGGCACTACCCGGAAATTCAATCCAAGATCCCATGCAACCTCGCGCCGTGATTTGCCGCTGCCCAACTCTCTGACTTCAATATCGTGCGGGGCATGATGATCGCCATAAACATACCTGCGGTCAGTCAGCATCTTGCAGTAGTGCGGTAAGCCTTCGTTTCTGGCTTCGTAGAAGTCTATGACATGGATTGCCCTGCCAACAGTTTGGGTAAACCAGACGCTGGTGCTGTCGCCAATGCCGAGGTCAAAAAACGTATCAACTTTGTGCGCCGGGTCATACGGGACGTTGCAGACCCTGCCCTCGGTTTGCGCGGCTTCCAACTCTTTGCCGTATATTGAACCAGCGACATTGGCAGTCCAACTGCACTCAAATTCTTGAGCGTATTGGTTTTCGCTCATCATCGTTTTAGCGGCGGCTAATTCTTCTTGATCCAAGATGCCGGTCTCTGACGCCTTGTTAACCACGCAAAGCCAATCGTCATCAACAGATGCCTTCTCGTACAAATCAAAGAACGCGTTGTGTCCAGCAGGTGTGCCAATCATGCAGCACCAGCCTTTGTGATCAGATAAGGCTGGGCGCAGGATCTCAGGAAACACAGTCTCACTTATGCTGGCGTACTCATCCATTACGCAGCCCATCAAGTATAAGCCGCGCAGGCTTTCGTAATTCTCAGCGCCAAGTAAGGATATGCGGCCACCAGTGGGTAAGTCGCAGCGCAATTCAGTTTCGTGGAAAGTCACGCCGGGGATCTTGCCAGCAAATTCCTTGAGGTAATCCCAAGCTACCGATTTGGCCTGGCGAAAGGTGGGCGCCATGTAAGCATAACGGGGTCGCGGATGTGGCGACATAATGCAGTCACGCAGGATGTGATTGATGGCCCACACAGTTTTGCCGAACCGACGATGGCTAACAATGACGCCCCACCGCTTGCGTTGCATCTCAGCGTGAAGAGCAGCCTGCAAAGGACGAGGGCTATATGGGATTACGATTTCCACAGAAAGACGGCCTCGCTGGCAGTGGATGTGTGCATTCTCAGGTCGGGTTCTACGCTATAGAAAGGGGCGAAAATTTCAACCGGGGGTGGGGTTGGGAAATTCTCAAAACAACCTAAAGGCATGGTAAGGCGCATAATCGATATTATGTTAATAAAATGCCATTGATTTCATTGGATAATCAACTCTAGCGAGAATTGACCTCTGTTTTTCGTGCAATGCAGCATCGATTTACGCTGATCTTTGCGCGCGTAGATCGGTCACGCTGAATGACTGATATACAGGACTTTTAGCCCCCATCTTTCGTCACGTCAACATCACCACCAGCCCATGATATTGTGATGGCTTGCTGTTGCGGTGCATCTTCTTTCTTGTCCCTCACGCCGTGCGGCTGGTTCCTTGCTGTTGTCCAACGCAGTGTTTCAATCTCTAGCTTGCGCCGCTGAACCTCTGCGCCAAGCACACGCTGGTCAACAACGTCAGGCAGTGGAGACATGGCCAGCATGTTGATCCTGTCGGTGTAGAACTCAGCCTGTTGCACTCGGCCTTTTCGGTACAGTTCCCAGAGTTCCTCATCTAATTGCACAGCGCGTGTGACTGATCGATAGCTTGGCATGTCATCAGCTTGGCAGATCTCAGTCAGCGTTATGCCTTCTGCAAGTTTATCAACAATTTGCTGCATAACTTTCTTGTTGACGGTCTTTGATTTCTTAATCATTTGACCACCTCCAAACAAAAAAAGCGCCCCAAAAAGGGACGCCAGTTAACCAACACAGGGATAGCTATTATATCATCGATTGGCACATCAGGTGTTTGTCGGTCAATAGATTATATTTGTACACGTCATATTTAGTTTTAGTTGCGCTTATGCTATTCCTTACGTCGAGGGCGGCTTAACACAACGTCACCTGCGTTCTGCTGTTAATTCATCACCTGCCGCCCTCACGACACACCCATGATTTTCGCCAGCCTATCCAAGCCAGCACGCAGCTTTTCAATGCCCATCCTACCGGGCAATCTGTAACGCTTGGCCCAATCACCTGCGCTCTCACATTCAACCACCACAGCCCGGACCACACTGACGTAATCGATGCCCAGCTTTTGGCTCAACGCAATGTAATCGCTGAAAGCATATTCGTTGATCCCGCCACCACCGCCACCATCGACGATGATCCTGTCGTAATTTGATGTCACTCTGCCTGCCTGTCTTGTCTTGTCATACAGCACGAAAAACGCATGAGCAGCATCGTATTGCCGCTGACTAACCAGCCCTCTTGCCTTGTACCTGTCCATTGGCGTTTGCCTGCTGATGTAGGCACGTTTAACGCTACCCAAACGACCACCATCCACTGTTTCATATTGCACGCCATCAGCCTGCCGCAGCGCCTCTGGTGTGCCATGATCAGCCCTGCTTCTAGCCTCGTTCAGCGGCTTGGCTTTTTTCTTCTTTTTGACCATGGTTTAACCTTGTGAATAATCGGCTGCATGGGGCCGTATATCGCTCGGCCCTATGGAACCCTTACTGTTAGCATTAGATGGCGCTGTAGGTGGCCTCTCAGGCCCTCTCATGGCAAGCTGTGCGCCCAAAGCGCTGTACCCTGCCTTATCCACCCAAGAATCGGCATGATCCATGCTCTGAAGTAGCCTTGCTGACTTCATCCAATCCATCATAATTGCCACATGCGCAGGCGTCAGATCACCATCTGTTGACCGCACGATAATATTCCAGCCATCAGCGATCCGTTGGAAGCTGGCATCGGCCTCACCATAATCCTTTTGACGCCGCCCGGTGACAAGACTGATTGCCCTTTCCAGAACCTCCAACGCCTTCATTGCGCCACCGCTTGATAGACCCAGCAATCATTTCTCTCCCTTGCACCTGTCCGATATTTTGAACTGCCCTTCTGAACGTGGCCCCTGACCGTCAGGCAGATCTTTTCTGCCAAGTTGGCGCTCGTCAGCGATTTGATCAGGTTGGCGCTCTTGTGGGTGCTGATCGACATGCGCTCTGCAAGATACTTCGCAGTGCATGGCCCAGCCTTGCGCATTTCATTCAGCAGGATGATCGCTGTGTCATCTACTCGCCGCCTGACGTAGGTTCGATCTGTTGGCAGCACTTGGCGTCTGACGCGCTTGGCTTGCTCACGCTCATACTCCAACATCATTGATCCCACGTCAGCCTCTTGGCCGGGGCGCAGCACGTCAGCAGGTAGGCGTTTTGCTGTACGTGATAAAATTAGATCTGTATTGTTTATCATTTTTTTTGATCCTGTTCTAGTTGATGTTTACGTTTGCGTATCGCGTCTAACTCGTCAGCGTTCCAAGCTGGTAATATCCAAGCATTGCATCCTTGCTCGTATAAAATTCGTCGGCGGTTTGCGAACCCTTCTAATTCGCCAAGACACGTGATCTTATTTATCTTCAGAAGAAATATTTCATATCTATCTTTCACCGCAGGATGACCCGATTTTGAGCGATGGAGGAGGGCGGAGGATACCTAAAGGTATTTCCTCCACCTC